CGTCGGCGGCAGCCGCGGATGGAGCAAGAGCCAGCGCGCGGGAGACTACGCGCCCGGCGGAGGAGCTCGAGAGCTCGAGCCGGCGCGGCGCGACGACGGCGACTACCTCGAGGAGTACGCGAGGGCCGGGGCCGAGGACGGGATGCACACGTTCGACATGGAGACCCACCGATGAGGCGAGCTGCAGCGATCCTTGCGAGCTGTCTCGCGGCCAGCGCCGCGATCGGCCAGGAGCCGGACCTGTTCCCCGTCACCCTCGAGGTCGAGCTGTCGCACGACAAGGCCGTCGCCGGCCAGGCTGTGTGGGGCTCGTGGAGCGTCGTGAAGGGCGCGGAGGTGGTGACCAGCTGCCGACGCATGACCGCGTTCGACGAGGCCACGCCCTCGAGCCCGAGGAGCACGCAGAAGGCCGTCACGGGCCTCAAGCTGACTGTGCCGACCCTGGCCAAGTCCTCGTACTGGCTCACCGTCGAGTGCTTCTATCCGGATCCGACTGGCGAGCTGGATCCGACTGGCGCGGTCCGCAAGGTGTCGGTGGTGGTCCCGGCCCGCCTGTCCATCACGACGCGCGAGGCGATCGCCGGCCAGCCGCCGAGCTGCTACCCGGGCCCGGTCGGGTCAGGCTCGAGGCCTTACGCCACGACGTTCAAGGATCCCGAGGGGATGCCGGTGACGTGCGCGCTCTGGATGTGCGATCGCAGTGCCCGCTACCTGTGCTTTCGGTGGAGCACGGCCGATCTGTCCGTGTCGGCCCTGCTCGCTGCCGGCGCGAAGGCGGAGCTCGACGCCAAGTGGGTCTCGGCCCCCTGGACGGCGCTCTCGAAGCTCGAGCTGGCCAAGCTGCAGGAGCTCGAGGCTCAAGCCGTGGCCGAGCTGCCGCCGCCGCCCAGCTGGCGCGTGGCGGTCAACCAGAACTACTCGACGCGGCCCGTGTACCGTACCGGCCCGACTGGCGAGCTCGTGAACGCGACCGATCGGCGCGTGGCCGTGGGCGCACCGTGCAACTGCGAGGTCAGGTTCCGGACCTCGAGCTACTGCTCCGTCGAGGGCGTCGAGAACGCGCTCAAGCCGCCGGCCACGCTGCCCGCGGACTCGTTCGCGATCTGCGCGCTCACCACTCCTTGACCCCCATCCCGGCGCCTCGGGCCGACGATGTTGCATGAACGGCGTCCCATTCAACGATTGACGATCTACGAAGCGGAGCTTGCTGTCGTACATGGGAACTCCGAGGCCAGTGCTACCAGCTGCGCGCGAGCGATCCCCCCTCGCGTGGCTGTGCGCCGGGATGGGCTTTTGATTGGCCAGTCGGAAGCAGCGGGAGACCTACCGACGCCTGCTGGCGAAGGTGGAGCCTCCCCACAAGTCGGACCTGCCGGCCGACAAGTGGACGCTGCACGGCGAGGCGAGGCGCAAGGCGATCGCCGCGTTCCTCGAGTGGTACGCCCAGCGGCCAGCGCTGCGGTCCCTGGGTGATGCGACTCGCGGCTACCCGATCGAGGCCTTCGCCCTCGAGCGCCGCAGGGAGCTCGCGCGGAGGCGCACCGAGAACACCGGCTACTACCGGAACACCAAGCCCGCCTCGTGCGGGTCCGTGAAGATCAGGAGACCGAAATGAAGCGACTGTTCACCATCCTCGAGCCCGGCCTGCAGCAGGGCGAGGTCTGGAAGTCACCGACCGAAGTGTTCGACGTGACGTTCGACTTCTCGAGGCTCCTGGCCGGCGACACGATCGCCTCGGCCGTGTGGACGCTTCCGGAGAACTGGACGCAGCCGCTTGCCTCGAGTATCTCCGCCGCTGGCACCAGCGCGAAGGTATGGGTTGGCGGAGGAGGGGAGGGGACGCTCGGCGCGCTGCGCTGTGTCGCGACGACCGCAGCTGGCCGAGTGTGGGACGTGTGGTGCCTGGCCCACGTCCGCGAGAACCCAAGCAACTGACCCAAGGAGACTTCGATGGCGAACGCACTTTTCGACTCTGGCCGACAGGGCTTTCTCACCGGCACGGTGGATTGGGACACCAACACCTTCGCGCTGTACCTGATCGACCACGGCACCGACACGCCGAACGTCAGCACCGACGACAACGTGGACGACCTCCTCGTCGGTGCGCGCATCGGCCCGAAGGGCACGATGACGGCCTCCGCGCCGGGCGGCGGCGTGGCCGACGCGACCGACGTGACGCTCGCGACGGTCTCGGGCGCCAGCGCCGAGTCGATCAACATCTTCAAGGACTCGGGCGTCGAGTCCACGAGCACGCTGGTGGCGTTCATCGACACGGCCACCGGCCTGCCGGTCACGCCGAACGGCGGGAACATCAACATCGTGTGGGACAACGGCGCGAACCGGATCTTCAAGCTGTGAGCCGCTCGAGGGCCCAGGTCGCGGTCGAATTCGGCCGCGTCGTGCTCGCGATCGACGGTCGCAGCTGGAACCTGCCGTGGCAGGCAGCGCTCGAGCTCGGCCGCGGCCTGCTCAGTGCGGCGAAGCGCGCGGAGGAGATTGCCGACGCGAACCGGATCATCGCGGACCAGGCGCTCCTCGTGCGGGCCGGTGCGCCGTTCGCAATCTCGGACCACCCCAAGATCCTCGACGCGGCCCGCAACGAGGCGCAGTGGGACTCGAGCCTGCGCCGCGCCCTCCCGAAGCCAGGAGCTCGAGCTGGCGTCGAGTTCGGCGTTCCATCCATCAATCAGGAGCCCCAGCCATGAACGAATTCCTCGAGGCCGCGTGGAAGGCCTACCAGATCAAGCGCAGCCGCGATCGAATCCAGCGGCTCTCGAACAAGCGCGACAAGGACCGCGAGGCGATCCTGGCCGAGAAGAAGCGGCTGCTCGAGCTGCTCGAGCCGACGCCGCTGACGGGACAGAACGTCGCGCCCGAAAGCTTCAAGGCGGGGGAGTACTGACATGCACCTGACTGCAGCGCAGCTCACGGTGCTGCGGAACGCGATCCTCGCGGAGACCGACCCGGAGCTCGTGGCGCTCCGCACTGCCGGTGCCACGGGCGCGATGGCGGAGTGGTACAACCGCGACAGCACCTTCGTGGTCTGGAAAACGCTCGTGCCGAACTCCGAAGTCGGGCGCGCGTTCGTGGCTTCGAGCCTGTCCGCCATGACCTCTGGCAACAACGACCGGCTCGTGTCGTTCGCGCTCTGGAACCCGGAGGGCGTTCAGCCGTTCCGCGCGGACCATCGGCAGTTCTTCGACGACGTGTTCTCGCCGGCCTCCGGTGCGGCCACCCGCGCCGCGCTGCTTGCCCTCTGGAAGCGGTTCGCCACGAGAGCGGAGCGCCTGTACGCGACCGGGACTGGATCCGACGCGACTCCTGGGCAGCTGGTCGTCGAGGGCTCGGTGGACGACGCCGACATCGTTCGTGCACTCGCGGGGTAAACACACATGGGCGCAGTCAATCCGATCGTCGGGGCTCGCACGTCACTGAACGCGACGGGCCTCGCCACGCTTGCTTCCGCGACCTACGTCGCCTCGGACGCCTACGACTGCCAGGCCACGGACCCTGCTGACGTGCTGCTCGAGGTGGCGCTGGCGACGACCAACACGCCCACCGGGAATCAGCAGGCGCTCGTGTTCGTGCAGGCCAGCTTGGATGGCACCAATTTCGAGTCGGGCCCGACATCTGGCACGACCACCACCGACGAGCCCGACCTGTCATTCGTGGGCGTCGTGCCGATGCGAACCGCGACCAACACTCACCGCAAGATTTTCTCGCTTGCGGCTGCGCTCGGCTATGTGCCGGCGGACTTCAGGGTCGTGATCCGCAATGACCTCGGAGTCGCGCTGACATCGGGAGCTCTGTTCACGTCCGAAGTTGCCATCAGCACCACCTGACGCGACTGCGCCAACAGCAGAATGGCAGCGATTCTGATACCGGGACGCGGGCTGCGGCCGCCACGATGGCCGATGCACCTGATCGAGGGCCACCCGCTCGCGGACGGGATGCGCGCCTTCGTTCCGCTGATCCATCCAGGCGCGTACATCAACCTCGTCAACGGCGGAGGGCCCGACGCGCAGGCCGGCATGACCGGCAAGGCGCGTGCCTTTATGGCGCGCTCTCCGGGGCGCGCGGGCTCCGATCGCGTCGGCGTGCTGTTCGGCGGATCGAGCTACCTGCGCTTCCCGCTCGGCGTGACGCAGCAGTACAACTGGTCGCTCGCGTGCGGGTTCTTCGGTAGCACCTGGCCGTCGGCTACGCGCATCGCGGCCAGCGTATGCGCGGCGACCGGCTCGAATGAGGCGGCGCCGTCGCTCGGTCATAACGCGACCAACCAAGTCTCGTGCTTCACGCTGTCGAGCGTGGGCGGCTCCACGGTTCACGCGACCGGCACGACGCTCTCGGGCGCGACCGCCGTCCGCTGCGCGGGCCAGGTAACCTCGAACGTCGCGCGCCGCCTGCACGAGGAGCTGTGGACAGACACCAGCAACAGCACGTCGCAGGCCGCGAACACCGCCTCGACGCACCTGTTCGTCGGCGGGCGATATGACCAAGGCACCACGCCGGGTGCCGCGTGGACCGAGGCCATCGAGTACGCGGCGATCTGGAATCGCGTGCTCGCCCGCGCCGAGTTCCTCGAGTTCAACGAAAACCCGTGGGCGCTGGTCGGCCGGAACGTAGCCAGGAAGTATTTCTTCATAGTTCGCGCCGGCTCCGCGGCTCAGAACGTGAGCGCCCTGCCCTTCGATCAGACTCAGGGCTGGGGAACGCCGCAGCTCATCGTCGATCGTCGCATCGACGGCACGGCCTTCGTCAACAACACGACGTTCGGGACAGTCAGCTCGCCTCCGGCGCAACTGGACCTGAACATCGCCGGCACGGCCTTCGCGAACGTCCAGGCCTACGGCACGGCCGCCGTCAGCATCGGAGGCGCGGCGCAGAGCATCAACGCGACCTCGTTCGCGAACTCTCAGATATTCGGCACGGCCCGGCTCGATCGCACGATCGCCGGGGTCGCCTTCGCCAACGCGCAGACCTACGGCACGGCCACGCTCATCGTGGCGCGGCGGATCGACGGCACCGCGTTCGCCAACGTCACGACCTTCGGCACGGCTCGCCTCGACCTCAACGTCGCGCCCTCCGCGCTGGTGAGCTCGCAGACCTTCGGCACCGCGGCCGTCACGCTCGGCGCGGCGCAGAACGTGTCGCCGGCCTCCTTCGTCAACGCCTCAACCTTCGGCACGGCCAGGCTGGACCTGCAGCTGCTCGGCGTCGGCTGGGGCAACGTCCAGAGCTACGGCACCGCCCAGGTGCTCAAGCTGGACCAGTGGCTCGAGCCCGCCTCGATCGTCGGCGTCACCGCGTTCGGCACCGCTCGCGTCAACTACAACGTGTTCCCGTCCGGCCTCGTGAACGGCCAGAGCTACGGCACGACGACGGTGCGCGTCGACCCGCAGGTGCTTGCCGAGGGCTTCACGGTGGACCATGTGTTCGGCACCCCGGTGGTGACCGGCGGCGCCGCGCCCGATGTCACGATCGTCGGCAGTCAGATCCGAGTTGTTCAGGCCAGAATCTCAGTGAGGTAACCCATGCCAGGCTTCGACGGCGCCTACAGCGCATCCCGCTGGTCCAGCGGCAACATCACCCCGAGCGACACGCTCACGATCGAGCCGCGCTACGACGGCCTGTGGATCGGCGGGGCCGGCGATGTCGTCGCGGAGGATCGCGAGGGCCGGATCGCCACGTTCAAGTGCGTAGCCGGCAGCGTGCTGCCGATTTCCCCAATGCGGATCCGCGCCACCGGCACGACCGCGACCAACATCGTGGGGATGCGGCCGTGAGCATTTGGGCCCAGCCTCCGCCGCAGGGCGAGGCCTCGTTCGATCCGAAGGACGCGGCGCTGTTCGTGTACGGCATGTGCGTGAAGGCGGCGCAGGAGCTCGCCGGAAAGGGTGAGCGGCTGTCGCTGCAGTGCTCGAAGCACACCTTCGAGAGCCACCTCGACGTGCCGGCCATGATCGCGGGTCCGTGGCACACCTGGGACATCGACGACCGCGTGGACAACGGCGTCCTGCTGCTCCGTGCGGCCAAGCTCGACGAGGCCCACGAGGAGCTCGGGCGCATCGTCGGTCGGATCAACATCAGCGAAGGAGCGATCCTGCATTGAAACCGAGGGGCGGGCGCCGGCCAGGGGCGGGGCGCCCCAAAGGGCGCAAGAACCGCAAGACCGAGGAGCGCCTCGAGCACGTCAAGGAGCTGGCCAAGGCCGGCCTGACGCCGCTCGAGTACATGCTCGCGGTGATGCGGGACGAGAAGGCCGACGAGGAGCGCCGGCTCGACGCGGCGAAGTCGGCCGCTCCATACGTCCATCCGAAGCTGGCGCAGACAGAGCTCAACGTGAAGGGCGACCTGAGGACCATGACCGACGATGCGCTGCGGAGCGAGCTGGCGAAGCTGCTCGAGGAGCCGGCCGTGGCGCTCGCGATGGCCGAGTCCAAGGGGAACGCATGAGCAGCGAGACCCTGCAGCGTGCGCTCGTGCTCGCCGCGGAGCTCGCCGCGCGCTCGAGGCGGAAGATCGGCCAGCTGTTCCCCGATGAGGGCCCGCTGCGCCGCGAGCTCTACGCCAAGCATCTGCAGTTCTTCGCCGCAGGCCTCGAGCACGAGGAGCGCTGCTTCCTCGCCGCGAACCGCATCGGCAAGACGACCTCGGCCGGCGGGTACGAGGTCGCGCTGCACCTGACCGGGCTGTACCCGAAGTGGTGGCCGGGCCGGCGCTTCGATCGCCCGACGACCGGCTGGGCCGCGGGCGACACCGGGCAGACCACGCGAGACATCATCCAGGCCTCGCTGCTCGGCACGGAGCAGGGCGACCTCGGACTGCTGCCGAAGGACGCGATCCTCAAGACGACGCCGAAGCCCGGCGTCCCGCAGGGAATCGACACGGTGCGCGTGCGCCACTCCTCGGGTGGAGTCTCGGTCTTGGGATTCAAGAGCTACGACCAGGGGCGCCGTGCCTTTCAAGGCACCAAGCTCGACTTCGTGTGGTTCGACGAGGAGCCGCCGTTCGACGTGTACAACGAGGCCTTGATGCGAACCGCGAGCACAGTGCCGGGCGAGACCGGCGGACTGATGCTCTGCACGTTCACGCCGCTCGAGGGCATGAGCGAGACCGTCCTGTACTTCCTGCCCGATGGGGAGATTCCCAAATGAACCGCCGCGACCTGTTCAAGGGCCTCCTGGCCGTCACCGTCACGCCGATCGCCATCAAGGCGGCGCAGGCCTTGCCGGCCATCCCGGCGCAGGCTTCGAGCGCGCCGCTGCTGACCCCGGAAGCAGTGTCACGCGAGGCGCTGCGCGTCCTGAATCAGCACCTTCGGGTGCGGCAGGTTTACGACCTCGAGCGCGACCAGTACCTCTGGCGTGCGGACGTGAAGCACGGCGACCGGCAGCTGCACGTCGGGGCGTATGCGCCGGGCTCGATCGACGACCCGCGCCAGGCGGAGGCCCTCGAGCAGTTCCGTGAGGCGGCCGGCGAGGCAATCTGGAGAGAGCTTGGCAAGTGAGCAAGGCCGTGATCATGGCCGGCTGGGACGACGTTCCGCACCTGTCGGAGGCGGAGCGTGCGCGACTGCTGGCCGCGACACCGCCCTACCTCAGGGACGCGCGCTCCAAGGGCATCCCGGCGCTTGGCTCCGGCGCGATCTACCCGCTGTCGATCGACGACATCACGGTGCCGCCGTTCGTGATCCCGGTGCACTGGCCGCGGGCCTACGGCCTCGACGTGGGCTGGAAGGCGACCGCAGGCCTGTGGGGCGCCTGGGACCGGGACAGCGACACGATCGTCTGCTTTGCGGAGTACAAGCGCGGCCACGCGGAGCCGGCCGTGCACGCCTCCGCCATTCGAGCTCGAGGCGCCAAGCTCGTCGGCGCGATCGACCCGGCCTCGAGGGGCCGGAGTCAGAAGGACGGCGAGAAGCTCATGGATGCCTACACCAACGAGGAGCAGCTCACGCTCCTCAAGGCCAAGAACGCTGTCGAGGCGGGCCTGTTCGAGTGCTGGCAGCGGTTCACGACCGGCCGGCTCAAGCTGTTCGCATCCCTCGGTCAGACGCTCGCGGAGCTGCGGCTTTACCGCCGCGACGAGCATGGCAAGGTCGTCAAAGAGAACGATCACCTGATGGACGCCCTGCGCTACCTCGTGATGACTCGCGAGGACATCTTCAACTGGACCGTTCCCGATGAGGGCGACGGCGACGACACGCGGCACCGCCGCAGAGGAGACCAATCATGGATGTCGGCATGACCGGCGAAGGCCAGCAGGCCAAGACCACGGGCCATACCACGCTGCTCCAAGAAATGCGCGAGCGAGCGAAGGAAGCCAACGAGGCCTGGGGACCAATCCACAAGCAGGCCACCGACGACGTGCGGTTCGCGGTGAAGGGGGATCAGTGGCCGGAGCAGGTGAAGGCCGCGCGCAACGACGCGAAGGCGCCGCGCCCCATGCTCACGATCAACCAGCTGCCGAAGTACCTGCGGCAGGTTCTCGGTGACGGCAAGCAGAACCGCCTGTCGATCACGGTCTCGGCCGTCGAAGGGAATCGGAGCGCCCGGGTCAAGAACATGGCCGGCACGCGGGACTACACCTTCGCACAGATCATGGAGGGCATGATCCGGAACATCGAGTACACGTCGAAGGCGGAGCGCGCCTACGACAAGGCGCTCGAGCACTGCGCGGACGGCGGGTTCGGCTGGCTGCGCGTCATCAAGCGCTACACCCGGCCGGACGGGTTCGAGCAGGAGCTCGCGATCCGCGGCGTCCGCAATCGCTGGTCGGTGCTCATGGACCCGGTGGCGATGATGAGCGACGAGCCGGACATGGCCGACGCGAACTACGGCATCGTGAGCACGGTCGTCGGCGCGAAAGAGGCCCGCCGCAAGTGGGGCAAGGACGTGCGCGACTCCGGCGAAGTCGTCGAGAGCGAGCAGGTTGCGCTCGACGCATGGTGGTCGGACGGCGTGGCGCTGCGCCTGGCCGAGTACTACTACGTCGAGGAAAAGACCGTCCGCTACTACCTGCTGTCGGATGGCCGCGTGCTCGAGGAGGGCGACTACGAGGCCGCGAAGGCCGCGCTCGCGAAGGCTGGCATCGCCGCGATCAAGGACCGCAAGGGCATCAAGCGGTGCGTGTACTGGACGCTCTCGGATGGCGTCAACGTGCTCGAGGGACCGTTCAAGTGGGACGGCGGCTACATCCCCCTGGTCCCGATCCTCGGCCCGGAGGTGCTCCTCGACGGCAAGTTCGAGTACCAGAGCTTGTTCCGGCACGCGCACGACGCACAGCGATCGTTCAACTACTGGTACACCGCCGCGACCGAGGCCGTGGCCATGCAGCCGAAGGCGCCCTGGCTCGCTGACGCCGCGTCGATCGCCGGCTTCGAGGACGACTACGAGCGGGCGTCCTACGAGCCGATCCAGCTGCTCAAGTACCGGGCACGCGAGGGCGTGGACAAACCCGCGCGAGTCGGGCCGGCCAACAACGCGGGCGCCGAGATTGGCATGGCCCTCGCCGCGAACGAAAACATCAAGAACACGGTGGGCATGTTCGACGCCTCGGTCGGCCAGCGCTCGAACGAGACCTCCGGCGTGGCGATCGAGGCCCGCAACCGCGAGGCCGACGTGGGCACGTTCGCGTGGCACGACGCGCTGGCCAAGGGCGTCGAGCAGATCGGCCGGATCCTCTGTGACGTGATCCCGAAGGTGTACGACACCCAGCGCCAGATGCGCCTGCGGATGCCGGACGAGTCCGAGGATTGGGTGACCATCAACGAGGAAGTGATCGACGAGCAGGGCAACACGGTCAACATCGTGGACCTGGCCTCGTGCCGCTACGACGCGGTGGTCAAGAGCGGGCCCAGCTTCACCACCCAGCGCAAGGCTGCGGCGGCGTCCATGACCGAGTTTATGCGCGTCGTCCCGCCCGCGGCCGGCGTCATCGGAGACCTCGCGGCCGAGGCGATGGACTGGCCGCACTCCGACAAGATCGCCAAGCGGCTCCGCAAGACGGTGCCGCCGGCCATGCTCGAGCCCGACGAGCTCGAGGAGCTGCAGGGCTCGCAACCCCAGGAGCCGCCCCCGCCGTCGCCGCAGGAGCAGCTGGCCATGCGCGAGCTCGAGCTCAAGGACAGGGAGCTGTCGCTCCGCGAGAAGGAGCTCGAGGTCAAGGCTCTCGAGACCGCCGCGAAGGTCGAGCAGGCCAAGGCCATGAAGCCCGAGAACGTCAAGGAGATCGTGGCCGAGGCCCTCGCGGAGCTCGTTGCGGGTGTGCCGGCGCGTGCCGGCGGTGAATTTGGAAGCTGAATCACGGAGCAAGAGGAGGAGTAATGGGAGATTCAACCACGGTGACAGAAGAACTGTTGCCCGACCGTCTGCCGGATGTCGTGACCGAGGACGGTCCATCAGGCTCATCTGGTGAGCCTGCGGATCACGAGGACGCTGACCACCCATCGAGCGGCGAGCTCGATGCGGCCGACTTCGAGCCCGAGCCGAACGCAGAAGCGGAGGCCGGCGAGGATGACGGCCACAAGCCCGGCGACGACAAGCCGCCGCGCCAGAGCAAGAACGCCTGGCAAAAGAGCGTCGATCGGCTGACGAGACAGCGGGCCGAGCTCGAGCGCACCCTCGCGGAAGAACGCGGACGGCGCCTCGCACTCGAGGAACTGATCGCGAAAGGGATCAGTCCCAAGGCCGCCGCCGAGCAGCTCGACGCCCAGGA